ATCTTATATCCTCCTTAATCCCAAACGTTATAATGTAACTCGTCGTGAGTGTACGGATGCATCTCTCCGTGAGTCCATGTCGAATATGTCCCATAAGTGTTGTACAATATGATGATTTCGAAAATCATGTTCAACGGGAGGATCTTATCCATAAGCTCATTTACATCGGCAAGCATCTTGAGAGACCGGAGTGAGAGATATATTGTGACCGCATCACGATTCTCATTCACCACCAACTCATAACCGTTCGGACATAACGTTTCGAGCTTGTTGAGAATAACACGATATGAATACGGCAATCGTTCAAGTACCTTTGTCTTGACTCTGAATCGTCTATCCTCAATCGTGTCATCCGATGCCGGAGAGATATGTAATATTTTCTCCCACCGGACGATTTGCTCCTCATGCATATCGTCGAGAAAGATGTTATCGTCCAGACGGCTCACCGCTTCATCCAGCTCCTCGCCCTGGTCATCGTTTATGTCATAAATTGTCTTGATGTCCGGTATATCCGTAATAATACTCGGTGCATTAAACATTTGCATTGACCGTCACCTCCCCCAATATCGGGATTTTCTCGAAAGTGATCACGAGATTTTCGGCTTCGCCGTTTATCTCCGTGTCAGCAACATCGAGAACACCCTCGACCGTGAGGATCCTTGACTCGATTTGTGAGATTCGGATTGACATCGAATTGAACTCATTGTCCTCCCATGTGAGACGGAGAGCATAGAGATAACTTTCGATTGCATCCTCAATCGCTTGTTGTGTACCCTCGACCGTGTAACCATCATCAAAAGTGACGGTTGTCTCGATGTTTATCGTTGCGCTCGTCGCTCCGATGATCTGGACATTGTGGCATATCGGAGCCATTCCATCGCCCTCACCGTGATTCTCCTCCGGATCAACCGCCGATTGAACATTGTTGATGAGAGTTGCGGACGGAGCACCGAACTCGGACGAAATTATATAAATATTCACCCACGGAGAATCGCTTGCTCGTCTTTTCGGTTTGCATCCTCCGACACCGGAGATTGCATCAACAAAAAGACGATAATCCGCTTTGTTTCCTCCGAATGCCGTTGAATCGAATGAATCGAGCACTCTTTGACGAAACTCCTCCGTATCCTCGTCATCCGTTCCAGGAACAAGAATTTCGGTAATTTCTCCGCCCTGGTAATCTTCGATATAATCGACGGGATCCAACGCTCCGAGAGTGGTATTTGCTTCCGTTCCATCCGTTTCGCATTCAAGTGAATAATCATAATCTCCGCCGTCCGTGAGTCTTGCTTTGACGATATAGGTATAATCACCGCAAGTGAACGCATCGCCTATCTCGATCTCCTGGGAGAATACACCTCTCACGATGGGATTTGTTGCATAATTGTAAGATATGCCACGCTCACCAGCGTATCGGATCAGATGAGAGATGTCTTGCGTGTCCGGGAGCATATTATCATTCAGCTCGTCCATGTCTCCGTACACTTCCTCAAGTTTTTGAGCTTGCTTTGCACATGAGTTATATGCAAGTGATCCCTCATCCGTCCGGACATCCGCTCCGAACTCCGACATCATCTCGCTCATGATCTTGTCGAATGTTCTGTCATTAAACATTGACCTCTACCTCCTCATTTCCGTATATGGTGAGGATCGTGAATTTGATCGTCAGCCTATCGCCCTCGATGATGCATTCAAAATCCTCGATTCCCTCAATATCGTCATCCGGAGCAAGAGCATCCTCGACCATTCTTTTCGCTTCCGCTTTTACAAAAGCCGGATCGAAATTTTTACCGATCAGCTCCGAAAGCTCATTTCCATGCTCCCACGAATATTGTGGATAATAATATCTGTCTGTCCCAAACACTATCATCACCCTTTGCTTGATAGCTTTCAGCCCGGTGATGATGCGTCCGGTAAGTTTTCCCGTTGTTAAATCAATCTCGAAATCGGTCGGCTCTTTGTTTTCATCGACCGTCACGAGAACCTCATCCTCATCAATGTCAAAAGGAAACATTATCCGCTCACCACCTTTTCTATGATCACATATTTGTCATCCGCTATCCGATAGCAAAGAACCGTGTCCCCGGCTTTCAGACTTGAGGAGACGGTGACTTTTGTTTTGTCAAGCTCGACCTCACCAAGCCGAGCGATAAAATCAAGATAAGTCGTTGTCTCTCCGGATTTTGGTTTTGTATTCCAATCGGTGATTGATACCTCAATTTCGTGCTTCATGAGATGCTCGGCAATATAAAGATCATCGCCCTCAAATTCCATCCCTTTGATATTGCATTTTTTCGGAGATGTCATTTCACCGAGAACCAACGGAGAGGGATTGTTTCGGCTTCCCTCAATCCGCATTATTTTGATTAACTTTTCAATCCCGTTCATAACCGTCACCTCATGTTATCCAGCATTTAGCACACGGTTTATATTTCCGCTTGCCCTCATTTTGTCCCTTTGTGATTTTGATCTGTTTCATTTGCTCCACGGTGGACGATTTGAGATTGTTCTTTCCCTTGCAAGCTGAACAAGCCTTTGAGGAATGATAAACCGTCGAGCCGTCCAGATAATAAGCGACCGCATCATTTGTGATCTCTTTTCGGATATCTGTTTCCCCGTTGACGGTGGAAACGTTTGTCTCCTCCATCGTGTTCGCAAATGAAAGCTCAAGAGTCATTGTGTGAACACCGTTCTCAAAATGATGCGTGTCACTCTGGATGTAAAATTTTCCCGTGAGACCCGTTGCTTTGTCATGTACCTCAAGAGACCGACCGGATATCGCCCGGATATCTCCAACGGCTTCGACACTTGCGTCCTTTGTTATCCCGACAAGCCTTGCTTTCGCTTCCTTTTTTGCATCAACACCGTCCTCTTTTGTATATGTCTCTTGATAAGTGCCATATGTAGAGATGTGTTTTGCATTGTCCACCTTGCCGATCTGATTGAGCTTTGAATCGTAAATCTTTATCAAATCGACCATGTTGTCGGTCGTGTCGTGATAGGTTGCATTCGTAATGTCCACCGCTTGATCCAGCTTGACACCGCTATCTTTTCCCTTTTCAATGACCGAAACTTTTTTTCCGACCATGACGGGCATAAATACCTTTTTCGTCTGACCTTTTGCCTTGCGATAAACATGAATGATGATATCGTAAAGACATTGATCCTCGAACCATATCGACGGAATGTTGAGATTTGTCTTTGCGAGAGCCGTTGTCCCGATTCCGACCTCTTTGCACACCGCCGTTGTTATCTTCTCCGGAGTTTTAGCCTTGAATTTCTTTGTGGTTTTGCTCCGGAGGAGATAATGCATGAAATCCCTTGCCGTATATGTTGCGCTCCCGGCTTCGGCTGGTCTTTCCCGATCGGTGACCGTTCCGAGAAAAAGTTGTTCTTTTCCGTCGTACATATAGACCAGATCGCCGAGCTTCACCTTGATATTCTCAAAATTCTTGTCATAAGGATTGTTCGGGAGAGTAAAAGTGATCTGTCTTGATGCCTGGTTATCCGTACCCGACCATTCAATCGACTCGAATTTCACCCATTTCTTACCGATCCTCAATTTGATCATACCTTGACCACCACCTTATAACCGACAAGAACGGCATTCTCATCCACCTTTTTCGGCTCTTTGTTCTTGTGAGCTTTTTTATAATTCTTGATGTATGTCATCGTTGCGTTGCTCACGACTTTTGCATTGTTCTTTTTTACGGTTTTCCATTTGTCGGACTTACCGAGCGCATTTTTGGTGATCTTTTGCCATGTATCACCTTTTTTCCACTTCACCGACACATCTTTCGGAGTTTTGGTTTGCGTCCTGGTCGTGTCTGACACTTCCCGGAACTCTTTAATCTGGAGAGTATATGCGACATCGCCGTTTCGCTCCATTTCTCCGTATGTAAAAGACTCAATCGTTCCGAAAATGTTTATACTCGTGTCCGTGATCGTGAGATGGACGGTTGTATTCTTTTCGTAAAGATTTTTGAGCTTTTTGATGTAATAATCATATGGATCTTTCGGAGTGCATCGACAAAA